AATCCTCTAATACAATAATAAAAGAAGGTTTATCTTCAAAAGATTTTTCTACGTAATGAGTAACTGTTTTAAATTTCATGATGTTTACCTTTTGTTTGTTGTATACCTAGATTATAATAGAATAATTTTTAATTACAAGTGATATGGATCATATTTTTTATCCTGTGTCTTAGTCCTTTTGTAGGTTGTTACAACCTACAAACATAAAAGATCCATCAGTTAGGTTAGGTAATTCAACAGTAAACTGTTGTAGGTTGGTACAACCTTCAAACATACCACAACCATCAGTTAGGTTAGGTAATTCAACAGTAAACTGTTGTAGGTTGGTACAACCTTCAAACATCCCACAACCATCAGTTAGGTTAGGGAGTTCAACAGTAAACTGTTGTAGGTTGGTACAACCAAAGAACATATAATAACCATCAGTAATAACTGATAAATCAGTGATCTTTGAATCTAATAATTCTTTTAAATACTCTTCACAATCATATTCTGAAATAAGTTCATTGATATTACCCTCAGTTTGTTCCACAAACTGACACCCATTAGAAATGTAACTAATCTCTTTACCTGTCTTTAAATCCTCTAATACAATGATAAAAGAAGGTTTATCTTCAAAAGATTTTTCTACGTAATGAGTAACTGTTTTAAATTTCATGATGTTTACCTTTTGATTGTTTGTTTCTATACAGTTATAATATTTTAAAAGGCTAGTGTCAATAAGAAAATGAAAAAAAAATTATAAAAATAATTTCAAGAATTCTTATAAATTTTTATTGACTTATAGGTGACCAATGTTAAAATTACTATATAGATGGTAAGCAACCGAAAAAGGAAATTAGTATCTTCTTGGGCAGTAAAGAATGGTTACTCTATTACGTACTCTATAAAAGAGGTAGGTAGTGGTTTGAATGACAACAGGAAAAAATTATTGAAACTTCTTGACAACCAACAAGTAACGCACATAATCGTAGAACATAAAGACAGGCTTACCAGATTTGGTTTTAACTACATCAACAGTTTGTTGAAAGCTAGGGGTGGGTCTGTGGTAGTTATAAATCAAGTAGATACTGATAAGGAGGATTTGATGCAAGATTTCGTATCTGTTATTACCTCTTTCTGTACTAGGATTTACGGACAAAGAAGAACCAAACGTAATACAGAAAAGCTTCTCAAGGAGATCGATAAATAAATGAATAAGGCTTATAAAGTACGCCTCTACCCTAACAAGGAGCAGGAGGTGTTGATTAACAAGACCTTCGGTTGTGTCAGGAAAGTATGGAATACTTTGTTAGCTAAAAACATTGAAGGGTTTGAATCTCAAGGCAAGTATTGGAAACAAGATTACAATACAACTGCTGTGAAGAAAGAGTTTGAGTTTATGTCTGAAGTGTCTGCTGCTTCATTACAACAGAAAAGTAGGGATCTAAAAGAAACTTACTCTCAATGGTTTAAAAGTATAACAGGGAAACGTAAAGTTTCTATAGGATACCCTAAGTTTAAAAAGAAAGGAGTAAAGGAGTCTTACAGACTACCGAACCCAAAGTTTAAAATCTTCAAAGAAGATGACTTTATCCAACTAGAAAAGATTGGCAAGGTAGTTTGTAGATTTCCGGAGGAAATACCAACAAGTTGTAAGTTGATAAGTGTTACTATTTCTAAAACAAACAGTGGTACATACTATGCTTCTATTGTGACACAACAGGAAATTCAACCATTACCTGTAACAGGTAAGAAAATCGGTATCGATATCGGCATTAAAGATTTAATGACACTCTCTAACGGTGTTGTTATTAAGAATCCTCGTTTTCTTAGAGAAAACCAATCTAAGATTAAGAAGATTCAGAGACATCTTAGCCGTAAGGCTAAAGGTAGTAACCGTTACAATAAGTGTAAGATTAAATTAGCTAAACTCCATGAGAAGGTGAAGAACCAACGGAGTTGGTATCTACATAATGTAACTAAAGCTTTAGTAAAAGATTATGATCTTATTAGTGTAGAGACACTTTCATCCGAAGGGATGAATAGTGACTACAATAAGGTTAATTCTTCTATATACGATACTTCTATTTACGAGTTAACACGGCAACTAGAATACAAATGTAAATGGTATGGTAAATCTTTTGTTAAGGTAGATAAGTGGTTCCCATCATCACAACTGTGTTGTGAATGTGGCGTTCAGAATAAAGAAATTAAAAACCTTAATGTTAGATATTGGCAATGTGTATGTGGTGCAAGCCACCACAGGGATGTAAATGCTTCCAAGAATATCTTAAAACAAGGTTTTAAGAATATGTCTGGTGAGTCGCTAGACTACAAACGTGGAGATTTTATTAAACCCTTTAACTACGTTAAAGAGCTAGATAATTTCATTGAAACGTTGACAATACTATAGAATACTATAGAATTGATGACTATCACCCGTTCTGCTTTGAATAAAGGAGTTCCAATATTTAAGAAAATAAACTTCTATGGATACTCAATAAAGTGAAAGTCAGTAATAAAGGTGTTGTTGAAAAGGAAGATTTCATTGTTTGTTTTCCAGAGGCATCAAAATTACTTGATAAATTATCACAAGATGGTAATATTAAAACTATATCGTTGAATACATTGAAACATGTTTAAGGAGGATAATATGTACCTAAAACCATTTAAATATAAAACGTCAGACGGATCACAATACTTAGTTGAAGTAGATGTGACTTACCATCCATGTTTGCAATTTAATACTCACACAACTTCATCTAGGGATGGTTTACAGGATGACATTACTGTGGAAGATGTTCTTATACTTGACGAACATGGTAATGATGTGACAGAATTTGTAGAAGTACCGGATAGTGTGATTATCAGAGAGGTTGAACTTAATATTGTCAGCAATAATGAAGGTTGGGGTTTTGAAGGGTTGACCTTAAAACACATCTCAGATAATAGTGATTATTATCAGGAGGAGATGTATAATATCTCAAATACGTAAATGTGAAAATTTAAAACTATACAATTTAGAACAAGATAAGGGTTTTAAACTACACAGTGTATGTGATATTGAAAAAATGGATAATGAACATATCTGGATTAAGGAATTAAACCAGAATAATGAGAAAATCCAACGATAGGTTTTAAGAGTATATACTTAATTATATCACATTCAAAGAAAGGTTTGTGACCTTTTGAGGAGGAACATTGTCACAATATAAAGAGGAAGTAGATTCCTACAGACATGCAGACCATGAATACTGTATTGCATCTGAAATGGCAGCACAAGGTTTTGAGTCCTATACAGATTGCTCAAGTTCGGATGCCTTGAGTTTGTATTCAACTGTTTATGAAGATGAATCTGAGTCCATATCTGGTTATTGTTTTAGTTGCGCACAAAGTTTTCAACAGAAACATTTAGCAAAATCTACACTGGCCGATCAACTAGGACTAGATCCTGAAGATGGTGTAATTCGTGAAAAGAAAACTTTCGAACGTAAACCTAAACAACCTCGTATCACAAAAGAGCAAATTAAAGAGGTAATTTCACACGGCTATGACGCCACATTAAAACACGGAGATAACAGAGGCAAGCAGGTAAGGGGTATTAAAGAAAAATATAACCAATTTTTTGGTCATGTTACTAAGAAGGACAAGAATGGCAACCCTACGGTACGTTGGTATCCTGAAACATCTGATGGTAGGATGGTGGGGTACAAATCCCGTACTTTCCTAGGTAAAAAGTTTGGTTACGAAAACTATGGTATAACTGGTATTAAAAATGACCTGTCCGGACAGGTTAAGTTTAAGGATATGCACTTCCGTGACCTCTGTATTGTAGGTGGAGAGGAGGACAAGGTTGCATTCTTTCAGCAGTTTGATGAATACCAAGAAAATAGGTGGGGAGGGAGTGATAAAGAATATGCACCCATGCCTGTAGTATCTCCAACAACAGGAGAGGGCAGTGCAGTAAATCAAATAAGAGAACAATACGACTTCGTTAACAGGGCAGAACGAATATTTATAGGTTTTGATAATGATGAGGCCGGAAGAAAAGCTGCTTCCGAGGTTGCAGAGATATTACCTAGAGAGAAAGTATTTATTATCCACTGGAGCTATAAAGACCCCAACAATGCTATTGACAATAAGGAGGGGAAAGATTATAGTGCTCAGACTATCAGGGATTTCTTTAATGCAAAACCTTATTCAAGTAGTGGTATAGTGTCCTCTAAAGATGCTGATGACCTTATTGAAGAGGAATTGATGCGTCCTAAGATCGAACTCCCTCCTTTTATGATTGACTTACAAAAGAAAATGGCAGGAGGTATCCCTTTAGGGTATTGGGTAAACTATATTGCAGAATCGGGAATTGGTAAGTCAACCTTAGTCAATCT